CCGTTCCCTTTCTATACAATCCTTTGGTCAGCTTATCCCTCGCAAACATCTCATCTCTATACTGTGCTTATTCTGCGCAATTCTATTCCCTTGCGAGTCTTTGCTACCTCTGCCGCTGCTCAGTCTGTAACCTCGGCCCAGGTGAATGCACCCTTCCCTGAGTTTCTCCACTGTCCGATGCCGTTTAAGAGTCCGTAGTCCAGCCATTCCTCGATGAGCTTCTTCTTTGACGGGTCCAGATACATGATGTCAAATTCTACCCAGGCTCCGGGCGCGATGCTCTCGGAGTTGGCAAGGGCGACTCGCTCTCCCTGGGGAGTGCTTGCCCGGAGAGGTCTCTGGCACTCGTCAATGGAGTCGTCCGTATGGATGACGATCTCTCTCTGTTCCGGATGGTCTGCATCCGCGAAAACAAAGATCCGGAGGTCGATCTCCTTCTTGAATGCTTTAAGCGCAGAGGACTTTGTGTCCTTGATTGTGCGGAGCGCAGAGCATGCGGATTTGAAGAAACCTTTAATTTGGTAGTTCCAGAAGATAGGCTCCCCTGCCTTGTTTCTTGGAAAGACTGTCATGGTCTTCTCGATCTCCGCATCAATACCGATGGCGGCTATCTCCTCTTCTCTGCTCTTCGCATCCGGTGCCTTGGATGCGATGTATTCCCGGTGCAGGTCCGCATTGCCGCTGCATGTTCCCAGAATCTCGTCTACAAATGTCAGTCTCACTCTCATCTTTTCGTACTTCATCCCTTGTTCTCCTTTTTCTCTTCTTCTTCAAGAAGCTCTAATCCTCTTTCAATGGTTTTTACACTGCAGGAAAACTCCACAGCCATTTTTTCTTTGCTCCACCGAGCGTTACGCAGGGATCGGAGCTTCGGCATGTCCATTGGCCTTCCCTTTATCTTTATGACAGGTCCATCCGTCTCTTCTGCCGGTACCGGTTCCTTCGGTTTCTTCGGTGCTTTCTTTGCCGGTTCCGCCCTTGGCACTCCCATAAGGTCCACCAGTTCTGCTGCGCACTTTGGGCAGTAGTCCAGGTTTGCTACCTTGCCTGCCGCATCAGGCATCGGTCTCGGCATGAGATCCGGTCCGAATTCCTGTTCCCCTTTGTCGTCCAGCATCCGGAGCACAAAACGATATGCATTTCCGGATATCTCTTTACCGCACCGGTCGCAGACTATCTGTACTCGTTTCATTCGTCCTCCCAAACTGAGTCATCCGCCTCGACAACATAAAAGGCATACCCACAGTCTCTGCACTGTGCCGATCCGTCTGCACGTTTGATGATGTAGTCCGATCCGCAGTGTGGGCAGTAACCGAAAGTATCCGTATCACTTATCCCGCTTGCTTTCCCGTACATTCGTTTTCCTCCCTTCGCATAAATCTGTTCCATCCATGAATGCAAAACTGTGCGGTATGCGGTAGTCCCGGATGTTTCTCGGATGCCGTTCGCATCTGTGGTTCAGACAGTTGTTGGCACAGAACGTAATATCCTCGTTCATATCCCCCTCCTTAGTAGCAGTAGTAGTGCCGCAGGGTCTTTACATATACTCCTTTGCCCTGCCGTCTTCCGGACTGGTAGATTACATTCGACGGCAGCTGTGAGCCATAGGTCAGGAGATATACCGCGTTCGCCCAGTTCCTGGCGGTCGGTGTCCTGTTGTAGTTCCCGTCCCAGGTGCAGGCATACTGACCCTTCTGGAACACCACACCCTTGATTGTGTTTGGGTATCGCGGGTCTGCTACGCGATTAAGTACAACACTGCCGACAAAAAGCTGTTCCTGGTCGTCATAACACTGCGCCTCCCCGCAGATGACGTGCGCCAGCACCTCCAGGTCTTCCTGCGTATAGAGTGCCACCGGTGTCGCCGGTTCCGATTCATCCGTAATCTTCACCACATCATCGGCAAGGCACACCAGAGGGCATCCTGCTGCCGCGATGATAAGACCTACTGCCAGTCCAAGCAGTGTCCGCAGCATCCGTTCCATGGCTTCCTTTCCTCCCTTTCATACCCTTTCTCATCCATCAGTTCCTCTATGGTCATGCAGGGGATATCCTGTCCTCTTGCAAAACCGTACTCGCACTGGCATCCCAATGATTCCTGCCATCCGTCAAGTTGTATCACGATGTCGCATTCGCCAAGCAGGTCAAGGCAGATTCCCATGTACTCCTCACGGTCTGTTGTCCGAGGATTAAGGATCTTTACAAGCCATGAGGGATTGCACACATCATCAATCCCTGCCTGCTCCAGCATCTTCTGCGCATCCGAGAACCTCTCGATGGCATCCTTTGTCCCTGATATGGGACCTGATAAATAAGCTCTCATATTCTCCTTTCCGGGGAGAGGATTCCTCTCCCCTATCCTGCTGCCGTTCAATAAGATTGTGAGGTACCGTGATATACCTAATCTCCCGATACCGGCAAGGATTCACTCTCAGGGCGCGGTCTCTTCTCCGGTCTCCCCATCTTCACCCAGTCCCGCAGGTGCCGCTCCATCAGACGGTTCTCGTCTGTGTCGTACCAGATACGGTTTGGGTCCAGTCGGTCCCGATAGTAGTGGAAGGTCGTCTCGCAGGTTTCGTTCCACTCGCTTCCGAGATATTCTCCGAGATGGGATGTCTCGCGGACGGACCACGCAGCTTTCCGGATCTCGTCCGGAATCATACGGTCACCGCATGGCTGGAAGTCTTCTTCCTGCTCACGTTGATCTTCCCGGCTCTGGTGAGGGACATCGCGGCCTTCACCCCGTCGTCAGACTCTATGGTGACCTTCCGGATCTCTCCGGACAGGACAGACGGCACCAGTTCTTCCATGAGATTCACAATCTCCAGGTCTCTCTGAAATATCTCTCTGACCTGTGCTACGGTGTCTCTCTCCCTCTTCTCCGCTTCTCTCGCTCTCTGTGCGTCTGCGCACTTGCAGAGTCCGGTTGCCGCTTCATCGAGTTCTTTCTCGCTCCAGTTCCCGCCGTCCGGGAATGCTCTTGTCTGTCCGCAGTATCTGCAGGCACCGATCGCCGGTTTCGTTCCTTCTGGCATTTCTCTTTCCATTGTTTCTCCTTTCGCCTGCCCGGAGGATCCCAGTCCTCCGGTACAGGTCTGTCTTTTACCTGGTAGTATCTCTGATACGGATACCCTGCTTTGTCGATGCCGTTATAGGTAAGGTCCTGCAGGATGTGGTATCCCTTCTTCGGTATCGGATTAAGGCTCCATATCTTTTTGAGAGTTACGGTTCGTTTCTCCGGTTTTGGGTTTATAAGGTTCCGGGAACAGGAGTATCTCTGTTTCCATCCACCTTTCTCCGCATAGGTCTTGGATGTTTCCTTGATGAGATAGGCAGCCAATCTCTCATAGCTTCCGGTCTCGTCCAGATCCACATACTTGGGACGGCCTGTTCCGCCTGCTGCCCTCCAGCATCTCCGGATGATATCCTTCGATGTGACGGTCCCGTCATTTATGTTATTGGTGACCAAGTGGTGGTGGATGGCAGCTCTCTTATACTCTGTGACGAGGATATACTTATACTCCTCTCCCCGCTTTCGATATTCTTTCCTGACGAGCTGATGGAACCTCTGGATGATCCCCTTCGCCTTCTCCGGGTCCGGTCTCTCTTCCTTGGGGTCATAGGTCAGGATGGTGTGGAGGTCTCCCGGATGGAAGTTCGCGTTCAGCTTCCGGATCAGTTTCCTCTCGGCCTGCCTGGCATTCGCCTCTCGGATCTCCTCCGGTGTCTTCTTCTCCGGTTTCGCCTTCCGGAGTCCTGACGCTTCCCCTCTGTACTGCCTGGGGATGTATTTGACCACCTCTATGGTGGCACCTGCTCTGTATGTCAGAATTTCGTACTTCATTCGTAAAGTTAATCCCCTTAATCGAGCCGAAAAGTGGCATGGCTGCCACGTTTTCGGCCCCTTTCCCTATTGCATTTTCTGTCCAAATGAAGTACAATTATTTATGTGTAAAGTACTTCACCCTTGAGACCTGTCGCATCCGGGCGGCAGGTCTTTTTCT